CCTTACGCAAACTCAGATCGAAAGTGTTATCCTGGATGCCGCGATCCTTTATGCAGACTACGGGCTTGCTACCCAGCGAAAAATCGGCATCACAAAGGGCGGCGTCGAGTTTAATGTCTCGGAAAATGTCAGGGACATCGAGTATGACGGCCGGAGGGGCAAAACCAAGGGTATGGAAGTTGTTGACTCCACTGATGCCTATCTAAAGGTGTCAACCCTGGAAATCACTCAAGAGAACTTGCTTCTGTGCCTGGGCGGCGCCGAGCTGTCCAGCAGCGCAATCCAAAATACCCAGGGCGGCGTGATCCCGTCTACCCGATACCTAACCAATGTGACGGCCTTTGGCGTCATCAACAAAACGAGTCAGTACAAAAAGATCACCATATATAACGCCCTGGCCGCCGGCGGATTGGCCCTTAAAACCACCGACAAAGGCGAGGCTGCCCTTGATATGCAGCTCAATGCCCACTGGAACCCGCTGGATATGACCGAGCTGGTCTACAAGATCGAAGATACGGGAACCGCCCCGTCTGATGCGGCCGCTACGCTGCAGGCCCTTACCGTCACCTGCGCCGAGGGCACAAGCTCTACCACCACCTATCCCAGCGTTGCGGAATATGTGCCGTCTGGCTATGGCTTGATGTACAAGCTCGATTCCTCTGCCACCTCTGTCACGCTTGATCAAGACCTCTCCGCATGGGACCTCATGGTCAGCGGCCAGCTTATCACCGTCACCGCCGGGCAGGTCATCACCATCGCTTTGGTAGATGCTACGCTTAAGGCCAAGGCCGTCGGTCATGCAACCGTGGTGGTGTCCACATGATAAAGCTCTCCATGATACAGCCCCTTGGCGGGCTTCTTAAACGCATCGGAGCCCAGGAGCTTATCGAAAAGCTGAAAGGCATCGATATGACAGCTTTTACAGCCGTACGCCCGCCAGAGGAAGACATCACCGCCATCACAAAATGGGCAGAAGCGCGAGAAAAGGTTTCCAGCGAGCTCGGGATTATCATCGTGGGTGCCCTGATCGAACACCTTGAGGATGCGGCTCCGGACATGATCAGCTTGGTTGCTGCGTATAAGGCCGTTACCTCCGAGGAAGCTGCCGAAATGGACGCCCTTGAAGTGATTGGCGAGCTTCTTGCAGAGCCTGGATTCAAGCGTTTTTTTACCAGTGCTGCGCGAGCAGCTATGTAGACATCATGCACCTACTTGCCAGCCACTACGGGCTGGCTTTTTGTGTATCAGAGGATCTCGACGTGGTGTGTGACATGATCGACCACGCCAAGCAGCAAGAGATAGACGCCAAGCGGTGGCAGGAATGGCTTGCTTTCGCCCCGCTTGGTTCCCTTGTATCCTCTATGGGCGGCGGAAAACCGGTTTCTTATGAGGACTTTCTTAAGCGAACACCCACAAAAAAAGAAGTTGATGAAACGGTCATCAACGATATAAAAAAGCACTTTAATCTACTGGATTAGGAGGTTTCGCCATGGCTGCCAGCATCTTTTCGCTTTTCGGCGAAATCTTTGTAGACAACACCCAGGCAAATAAAAATATCGACTCGACCACGAGCAAGGGCGAAACGCTGGGTACGAAATTTGGTGGAGCCCTATCTACTGTAGGCAAGGTCGCCGCTGGAATCGGCGTGGCTGCTGCAGCTGCAGGAACGGCCATCTTTGCAATGGCAGACAAGTCAGCCCAGGCTACGGACGAAATTGACAAGCAGCGTCAAGCCTTGGGGATGTCTGTCGAGGGATACCAAGAGTGGGCATATGTCCTGGGCCAAAATGGTGCCGATATTACCCAGATGGGAACAGCCATGAAAACCCTATCCGGCGTCATGGACGGATCGTCCAAAGCCGGCGTTGCTGCCATGGATGCACTCGGCATATCTTTTCAGGGTCTTAATCAGGAGGAGGCTTTTAGCACCGCCGTTACAGCCCTGCAGGGCGTATCAGACGAAACCGAGAAAGCGCGCCTTGCCCAAGACCTTTTTGGCAAAAAATACCAAGACCTGATGCCCTTGCTCAACCAAACCGCCGCTGGAACCGACGATCTCACAAACCGCGCCCATGAGCTGGGCCTTGTGCTTGGTGAAGATGCAGTAAGCGCCGGCGTGACCTTTGGCGATACACTGGACGACCTCAAGCAATCCGTCACCGCCATGGGCACCCAGCTGGGGACATCCGTCATGCCGATTTTGACAGAGGGCATGAATTACATCATATCCTTGCTCCCGATGATCCTACCCTTTATCCAGCAGCTAGCCCCGATGCTCCAAGGCATGATGGCCGCGATTCTTCCTGTCCTGATGCAAGTGGTCCAGGATATCATGCCGTCGCTGCTGACCCTAATCACCTCGTTGATGCCTCTTATATCGACGCTGATCAGCTCTGTACTACCTCCGATACTCGATATCATCACCCTTCTGGCCCCTTACCTGGTGCAGATCGTAAGCGAGATCGTACCCATCCTAGTGGACCTGCTAAACACCTTGATGCCAATCATTATGCCCCTTATCGAGGCGTTTTTACCGGTCCTGATGTCTTTGCTGCAGATGATCCTTGACCCGCTTATGCAGCTGCTTGACTTCATCATCCCGCCATTGACCACGGTCATATCCTTCTTAGCCAAAATTATTTCCGGTGCGCTGAGCAGCGCATTTAGCTCGATTATCGATATCGCCGGTAACGTAAAAAGACACTTCGAGCTGATCATCGACTTTTTTAAGAATGTCTTTACGGGAAACTGGAAAGCCGCCTGGCAGGACGTGAAGGATATCTTCGCCAACATCTGGGACGGAATCAAAAATGCGGTCAAGGCCCCGGTAAACTACATCATAGGTGCAATCAATGGCTTGATTAAAGGCCTAAACAATATCAAGGTCCCTGACTGGGTCCCACTGATCGGCGGCAAGGGCATCAGCATCAGCCAAATCCCGCTGCTTGCAGCTGGCGGTGATATCGTGGGTTCTGGTGCGGCAATCGTAGGCGAAGCTGGGCCCGAGCTCCTTAATCTCCCCCAGGGTGCCCAGGTAACCCCACTTAACAAAGCCGGTCTGAGCATCACCATAGACCATCCTACAGTCATGCGTCCCGCTGATATTGACTGGCTCATGGATCTGGTCGTGGTCCGCCTTAAGCAGATGGGAGTATCGCCGGCATGAGCAGGATCTTTAAGATCAACGGCGTGACCGCGTGGATAGAACCAACCTGGGCGATATCTACGAGCCTTTCCGCTCGGAGCACCCTATCCTGTACCGTGATCTATCCCTATGGCCAGGTCCCCACCGCCGATATGACTATCGAGGTGCAAGAAGACAGCGCCATCCTTTTTGCTGGGATTATCACAGCAGTTACCCCACATTACCTTGACCCGGATTATCAGTATGCGGTAGAGGCGGTGGATTACTCGGCCCTGGCCGACCGCCGCCTTGTATCTTTTGCAGCATATAACGCCACCGCTGGCGACATCATCACCGACTATCTAATGCCCGTCCTCACTGAGGAGGGCGTTTCCGCCGGAACAATCGCCTCCGGCGTGACTATATCCCAGTGCATTATCCCGCTGCGAAGCATATCGGCAGTTCTGGATCAACTTACCGAGCTGTCCGGTGGATACTACTGGACGATCAACGAAGACCGGGAGCTGGATTTCCGGGCGCGTGATTACCTGATATCACCCACGACGATCACCGACGATACCAAACTTGATGGCTTTGAGTATCGCACCGATACCGATGACTACAGAAATTTTCAGTACGTATCAGGCAGCTATGCCCCCACTGCAGAGCAGACAGAGACCGTCACCATCACCGATGACGAGGGCAACACTCGATACCCAATCGCCCAGCAACCCCGCATCTATATAAGCGGCGTAGAGGATACCAGCGTCGGTGTAAAGGGCCTGGATAACACAGCCAACTGGCTTTGGGCCTACAAATCCAAGACAATCGAGTATAACGGATCCGGCACCGCGCCGGCATCCATCTCCGTGGTATATATCGGCCTGTATACCGTCTTCGTAGCCTCCCGGAATCAAGCCGAAATTAACCGAAAAAAAACCCTTTTGCCTTTTACAAGCGGCATACGCGAGAGCGTGGTGGTAGATAGCAATATCTCCGACCCTATCCAGGCATCGCTTTACGGCAGCGCTCTGCTGGCCAAGTATGCCAAGAATGCGGAGACCATCACCTTTTCGGACGTCAATCCATACGTAGTAGGCACCCTGTATACGGTAGATAAGCCTACCTATGGCCTGAACGGAGATTACCTTTGCACCGATGTCAAGCTAAGCCGCTTTGATGCCGATACGACCCTATACGAGGTTACCCTTTCGGGCGGAAACCTGGCGCGAAAGTGGACGGATTACTTCCGGGCCCTGGTCAGCCCACAAAAAGAGGTCGCTATCGGCCAGGGCGAAATCGCCACCACGATACACGCAGACAGCGAGGACACCGAAATCACCGGCAGCACCTCCATATCGCTTATCGATGCACTTTTCCCGGCGGATGACCTATATCCCGCCGACACTCTATATCCGGGCACAGAAACGGGGGTGACCGTCATTGCGGGGTAGGATTACCATGGACGGCCAGTACGCTATATCAATCAACGGCGCGAAGCCGCAGATCATCCATAACATGATTACCAACGCAGGGCTGGCCCTACTGGCTCAAAATCTCGTAGCCGCTACGGACAGCCGCATCCTATATATCGCCATAGGTACCAGCAGTACCGCCGTTTCGGCGTCTGATACGCAACTAAGCGTCGAAGTATACCGCCAGGCTGTGACGGCGATTTCCCGGTCTGGCGGAGTTGTCACATCTACTTTTTATCTCTCTACCGGGGAGGCCAATGTTGCGATCGCAGAAATCGGTATTTTCGCTGGCGACGCCACGGCCGCCGCCAACAGCGGGACGCTCCTGTCTCGCATCCTGTGGTCTCATACAAAAACAGCGGACGAAGAGATCACCATCACCCGAACCGACACTATTGCAAGAGGGTAATTAGATGGCTAACTATGTAAAGAACGCCTGGCTTAACGACGGTGAAACCGGGAAGATACCTATAAACAAGACCAACCTCAACCACATGGAGGACGGGATATACAACACCGATCACCGCTTTGATACATCAGGCGTTCTCTTGCCCGCAAACGGAGGCACGGGGATTGTATCTCCCACAACCGGCAAATATCTGGTAGGAAACGGTTCCACTGCCATGGCCCAAAAGACGCCTGCAGAGGTCCTTACCGATATCGGCGGCGCTGCCGCATCTCATGCTCATGGAAACATTACCAATGCAGGGGCTATCGGGACCACAGCAGACAAGGCCATTTATACAGGGTTAAGCGGAGTGCTGCAGGCCGGAATCTTGCCCCTCGCCGCC